TCCGCACATTTATATTTGCTCAACTGCAACTAAACAATTAGTTGATGATAAAGATATAAATTTCAATTGGCATAATGTATTCAATATGATATCAGATACTCAGTTTGTTTCAATTGAAGCAACACCTGGTATGTTAGAACATATTCCACCAATGATTCGAATCCGAGCACACATATTACTAATGATTGATTGCAAAGATGCCAGATTGCTTAAACAAACAGATAGTATTAAAGTAGTTTACGGAGATTACAAATTGTATTGCACGACAGTGCATAATATGCAATCAGTGAATCCAGATGATTATAAATTTGACCGCCATGAAGTATAGTGTAGTAGTAACATTTAGCATTGAAGGATTCCATTGTTGGCCTGATGCTAAAGATGTATTTCCAGAAGTAGCATTCTTATCATATAGGCATCGACATATGTTTGGATTTCGTTGTTATGCACATGTAACACATACGGATCGAGATGAAGAATTTATTTTGTTGAATCGCAAAATACAAAAAGAATTACGCATTGGATTTACATCTCCAATAACCAATGTATTAGAATTCGATTCAATGTCGTGTGAAATGATCGGAGAATGGTTATTAAATGAATTTCCTGCACTTTATAAAGTTGAAGTTTGGGAAGATTTTGAAAATGGTGCAATCATAGAAAGGTAATATGAAAATATTTTTAGTAGATTTAGAATCAGTTCCAACCCGTTATACTTGTGAATGGAAATGGCACGTTCCGGCATTGCTTCGAGATAATGGATTTGATGTAGAAGTAATTGAAGGTGATTTAGATATTCCAACAGCTGTCACGCCAGGTGCTTTTTTAAACTTTGGTGGCACTAACATGTATAAGGCTACACAAACACATCGTTTAGCAGAATTATTTACGCGCGGCGAAATCAAAGCAGGAGACCAGATCATTTTTACAGATGCTTGGCACCCAGGAATTATCAATGTAAAGTACATGAGTGAACTTTTAAATATTCCTGTTATAACGCACGGACTTTGGCACGCGGGTTCATATGATCCAAATGATTTTTTAGGTCGACTCGTAGGAGATAAACCGTGGATTAGACACGCTGAGCAAGCCTTTATTGGGGCATTTACACACAATTGGTTAGCAACAGCAGCACATTTTGACTTAATGCGTAAAACATATGACATTATGCACGACAGATCTTTTGATAGAACGGGTTGGCCAATGGAATATACCGAATCAATGATTGCTCCTAAACTTTGGGCTAAAAAAGAAAACATCATTGTGTTTCCGCATCGTATTGCTCCTGAGAAACGATTAGATTTATTTCATATGTTAGCCGCAAGACCAGAATTGTGGAAATATCAATTTTGTGTTGCAATGGAAATGAATTTATCTAAAACAGAATATCATGAATTACTACAACGAGCAAAATTTGCAGTATCATTTGCAGATCAAGAAACATTAGGAATATCAATGTATGAAGCTGCTTGCGCAGGAGCTTGTCCATTAGTACCAAACCGATTATCATATACAGAAATGTATGATCCGATGTTTAAAAGAGCTGATTCAGTTGATTCAGCAGTAAAAGCAATATTGGAATATGAAGACGAAGAAATGTCAGAACGTATTGCACAATTGGTTGCAAAATTACATCATAACTTTTTTTCAGCAACTCGTTTAATTGATTGCTTGAAACGACATGAAACAACAGCGGGACTTATTAATAAATTAAACAAATCAAAAGGAATATAATGAGCGAAAACAAAAGATTCATATACTTTCCATCTTTATCTGCAGGATCTATGGTATCTGCATTTAAAAAGGATATGAAATTCGAAAACGGAGATCCAGTAAAGTTTTTTGATTCACGTTATCCGAAAGAATGGAGACATCCATATTTTTTGATTACAGCGGGACATCATTACAAAAAAATGGATTTTCGAGATCAATTGGGATTAGAAAAAGATGTATTAGTATTTGGAGATTCCGGAGGTTACCAGATTGCAACAGGCGCATTACCTTATAGCAATGAATTACGAGAAAAGATCTTTCATTGGTTAGAAGCTAATAGTGATGTTGCAGCAAATTTAGATATCCCGCCTAAAACGAAATATAAAAATAAATTTGCAGAATGTGCTGATATTAGTTTTGATAACTTTGCTTGGTTTGAAAAACATCAAAGCGGAAAGACAAAATTCTTAAACATGTTGCAAGGATCAAATGCTGAAGAATATACTTGGTGGTATCATAAATTTAAGCATTTTGATTTTCAAGGTTGGGCGATTGGAGGTCCGCAAAAGCTAGTTGATTTCATGTTTGCGGTATCATTGATGCTTAAGAATAAAGAATTTGAAAATAAGCGATTAGAATATGTCCATTTATTAGGTATTTCAAAAATATCAGATTTCTTTATTCTAGCAACATTGCAAAAGTTAATGAACGAACATACCGGTAATAGAATTTATATTACAACGGATTCATCATCTCCAGGACAATACCCAGTATTTGGAACTTATCTTCATTCTGCAAATTACAAGACTCAAACATTTTCAGAATTATATTTTCCAAAGAATGCGGAATATAGAAGAAAATCGCATATCAAACAAGGTAAAAGTGGAGAAGTTGGTATTGATTTGACTCAACATGTTCCATGTGCATTAGATTGCCCAGCTTGTAAAGATTTTACATATGAATTGCTAGGAGGTAAGACTGCAGGAGGATTAGATAGATATTCTCAAGAAGCAATGCCCCGAATGGTTGTTCATAATACACATTTGTATGTGCAATGTGCAAATGAAATCAATCAATTGGTAGATAGTCACGTTGAATTGCTAGAAACAGTTGTTCCTAGAGATTTATATGATGTTATCTTGTCATTACACGAAATGTTTGCAGATCCAGATGGAGCTCCGCAAGTATATGAAAAATACATTAAGACATATAAAAAGTTTGGTGGTAGCAGTATATCAACCACTGATGCAGAAAATTTTAATAAATTCTTTAAATTTTAAAAGGTTACAAAATGGAAAAAAGTAAATTACAATCATTTATCAGTAGATATTATTTAGCAGGTAATTGTGAGGCAGTTAAATTAACAGAAAATGCAACAGGCGTTGGATGTGACTTGATTGATGTAGATCAGACAGTAGTTGGTAAAATTCAATGGATGACAACGCCATTTATGAAAGGTGAGTTAGGTATCAATCATACCGGTGCATTAATTAAAATGTTAGGAGCATTAGGAGAGAATATTGCAATCGATGTTAAAGATGCGGCAGGTAAGAATTATGCAATGACAATTTCTGAGGGTAGCACAAAGGCAACATTCATGTTAGCAGATACTACAGTTATTCCTGCAGTACCAACAATTAATGCAGAACCTGATTATCAAATTCAAATTCCAGTTAATGAAGAATTTATTAGCAAATTTATTAAAGCTAAAAATGCTTTACCAGATGCTAAGAATTTTGCAGTACAAGTTCAAGGAGGTGTAATTAAATTCATTATTAATTATTCAACGGTTAATGCAGATAACATTACATTTGAAGTAGGCAATACACCAAGTGAAGATATGGATCCAGTATGTTTTTCGGCAGATAAGTTACGAGAAGTTCTTGTAGCAAATAGAGGTGATTCGGGAGAATTACACGTATCTCCGGATGGGCTATCTAGAATTAATTTTAAAGGTGCTGATTTTGAATCAACATATTGGTTGGTGATGCTCCAGAATTAAGATATATGCAAGTAAGAGTAAAAAAATTACACGCAGACGCAGTTATCCCGGCATATGGAAAGCCGGGAGATGCTGGATTAGATTTAACTGCTACTTCAATTGCAAAAGATAGTTACGGCAATGTTGTTTATGGAACAGGATTAGCTATTGAAATACCAGAAGGATATGTCGGATTAATTTTTCCTAGATCATCAAATAGCAAAACAGATTTATATTTAACTAATCATGTTGGTGTTGTAGATAGCGGATATCGAGGAGAGATTATGTTTAAATTTCGAGCAAATCCTAGTTTAATCAATGCCGTTATCTATCAAGTTGGAGATCGAGTAGGACAATTAATAATAATACCATATCCGCAAATTGAATTAGTAGAAGCAGATGAATTATCTAATTCAGAACGAGGAGATGGCGGATTTGGATCAACAGGTAAATAATAAAATATGTTTGGACAACAAGAAAATACATTATGGGTTGAATCATTTCGCCCAGACACATTAGAAGGATATATAGGTAATGAGCACATTATTGAAAAAGTTAAAATTTTCATTGCTAATGGCGATGTTCCGCATCTATTATTTTATGGATCAGCTGGAACGGGTAAGACAACGTTGGCGAAAATAATTGCTGGTTCTGTAGATGCCGATTTAATGTATATTAACGCATCAGATGAAAACTCAGTAGATGCGGTTAGAGATAAGATTAAAAGATATGCATCAACTGTAGGATTTCGTAGATGGAAAATTATCATCTTAGATGAGGCAGATTACCTAACACCAAATGCTCAAGCAGCTCTTCGCAATTTAATGGAGACTTATAGCAAAACAACACGTTTCATTTTAACATGTAATTATGTTGAAAAGATTATTGATCCAATTCAATCACGTTGCCAAACATTTGCAATTACTCCTCCAAATAAAAAAGAAGTAGCACAAAGATTAGTTGAAGTATTAAATTCAAAAGGCGTAACTTATGATATCAAAGATATTGCTGCAATTATCAACGCATCATATCCAGATATTCGTCGAGCAATTAATGCAGCTCAAGCATCTGTAGTTAACGGACAATTGCAATTAGATAAAGCAAGTGCAATTCAAGCTAATTACATGACTGAAATACTTGAAATGCTTAAAAATGCAAAAGATAAAAAGGCAACATTCACAAAAATTCGTCAATGTATTGCAGATAGCAAAGTTAAAGACTTTACACCATTGTATACATTCTTATATGACAATTTAGATGAATTCGCCCATGGGCATATAGCACCTTGCATTTTAATTATCGCAGAATCGCAGTTTAAGGATGCTAGTGTAGTAGATAAAGAAATTAACATAATGGCAATGTTTGTAAATTTATTAGGAGAAATATGAGTAAATTAACCGCACCGGGAATTAAACCAACAGATATGCAACCTATCATTTGTACAGAATGTGATGGGATGTATTTCCGTCAAGTTATGGCAATTAATAAAGTATCAAAACTATTAACAGGTTCTGATAAAGACACTATGGTTCCAATACCAGTATTTAGATGTGATGATTGCGGAGCAGTACCGGAAGAATTTCAACCAATCAAATTGAAATCTAAATAATGTCAGTGCCGTATCATAAAGATACGATTAGCATCGTATTTAAAACATCAAATCGAAGCAATGCGAAAGTAAAAATAAAAACATTTCGCAACAAATCAATTGATGATATAGTAGATGCTAAGCGTATCATTGGTATTCCAGATAATGCAGTGATACTAGAAATTGGAATGGGTAAACTGTTAGAACAACAATATCGTAAAAAATATAAATTATAATAAATGGCAGAAGAAAAGAAAGGTGCAACAATTTTTGATTTTATTGACGGATTAACTCACAAAAAGAAAGAGTGGTCAAAATGGTCAGAAACGGATCAAAAAAAGTTTTCAGTATTCATTGTTAACCGTTGGTTAAGTATGCGTATGGAATTTACGGAACTTGTTAATGAATTTCAAACATATACTATAGGATTATTACGTCCGCAAGAAACATATCGTTTATATTATGAATTTCTGCCAGCATCTAAAGGATTTGCAAAATACATTAAAGGCAAATCTGAAGATAAATATGAAAAAGACTTAGTTGCACAATTTGCCGAACATTATCAAGTATCAAAATCAGAAGCAGCTGATTATATTGATTTGATGGATAAACTGCAATGCGAAAGAATTTTATCAATGTACGGATACAGCGAAGGCGAAAAGAAAAAATTGTTAAAGGGAGTAAAATGAGTATACATACACAAACGCACTACAAAGGGAAGGATAGCCTTTATAAATTTGCAGAAGATTGGGGTTTGAATGCTTATGAATTTGATATCATTAAACGCATTGTAAGATGTCGACATAAAGGTACATTTCAACAAGATTTAGAAAAATCAAAAGATTTGATTGATATTTATTTGAAAGAAAAGTTGCCAAATTATTCGGAAATTAGTAAATAATTTCATATATTAATAGTATGAAATCAGGAAACTATCTATCTCCAATATATCGTTTATCTCAACGAGATGCAACAACAGTTCCTAGAAAAATATCTTATTCACAATGGTCTCTGTTTGAGCGGTGTCCATTATCGTGGAAACTTAACTATATTGAT